ACTGACCCGGGTGTGCAGCGTAAAGCACCAGAAGCAGTTATCCGGCGGGCAGGGACCGCGGTCGGAAAAACAATCTGAATGGACTCGTACCGCGCCAGTAGCGCCGAAAAGTCAGCTTCCTTCTGGAACACAGGATTGGAAGGAAGGCGAAGGAGCGCATTACTGAAAAGCCCGGTGTGCAAGCGCCGGGCTTTTTGGAATGCCTGCCTCAAGAGAAATCGTTTGAACCCAACCCATCACTCATCAATCACCCACGGAGGCGTGACATGACAAACGAGCAACAAGCGTTGGCGGACATGCCGATCTGGCTGGTCATCCTCCTCGCTGTCGTCGGCGGGGTGTCCGGCGAAATGTGGCGCGCCGACAAGGAGGGCGCACGCGGCTGGTCGCTGGTGCGGCGTCTGGCTCTGCGTTCCGGCGCCTGCATGATCTGCGGGGTGTCGGCAATCATGCTGCTGTACGCCGCTGGCATGTCGATCTGGGCAGCTGGTGCGTTTGGCTGCCTGACCGCCATGGCCGGCGCCGACGTTGCCATCGGCCTTTATGAGCGCTGGGCGGCCAAGCGTATTGGCGTATGTGAAGTCCCGCCGCGCGACTCCCCCGACTGATCAATGACCCTTGCGAAGAGAAAAACTGACCATGAATGACGAAGATCTGGCTGCGATCAACAGATTGATCGCAGCACTGCAAGTGCAGGCTGACAGCCAGGCGGCATTGAATGCTTCCATCCGCATGCTGGCGCAGAGTAACCAGGCCTTGGTAGACCTTATCAAGAGTCGGGAGCCGGACCCGGACGCACCGCCTTACCTGGACGGTACGCCTGCACCCTGACTCGTCTGCTGCAAAACGTCGAGGCAGCACCAACCGAGCCTCACCCCCCAACCCGCATTTGCGGGTTTTTTGTTCATTGGAGAACGCTAGATGTCGATTCTTACCCAAGGTACTCAAATTTTCGCCCTGGTACCGCCTGTCACTGGTACCGGTCCACACACTGTATTGGAGATCGAGCACGCTACATCCTTCGATCCGGGCGGCGCTCCGGCGGAGCAGATTGAAGACACCAGTCTCAATGCCGAAGAGCGCACCTATAAGAAAGGTCTGCGTACACCAGGCACCGCGAGCCTGGGCCTCAACGCGGATCCGACTAACGCCAGTCACATTCGCCTGCATCAACTTTCCGAGGCCAACGGCGACACTGGCATCAAATGGGTCGTGGGCTGGTCTGACGGCAAAGATGTTGTGCCAGCGGTAAACAGCAAGGGCGATGACTTTGAATTGCCGATGACTCGTACCTGGTTCACTTTCGACGGTTATGTGTCGGACTTCCCATTCAACTTTGCTCTTAATGCCGTCGTCACTACTACCGTCACTATCCAGCGTACCGGTGGGTCCGCCTGGATCAAGAAAGCCTGAGATTAGCCATGAACCTCAAACAACTGAAAGCCAAGGGCGGCATCGTCGACGGTCAGCCGATCAAAAAAGAAGTGAGCTGGACTCATCTCGATGGTCAATCGGGCAAGGAAGTAACTGAGACCTTCACTTTGCACATTCGCCGGCAGTCGTTCGGCGTCATTGAGCGACTGTTCGCCCAGGGTGAAAACGAACAGAGCCGGAATGCAAGTTACATTGCGGCATCGGTATCGTTGGGAGCCGAAGGCGCGGAAGCACTTTCCTACGATGATGCCTACAACCTCGAACCTTCGTTAGGGTTTCTGTTGCTCAACGCGGTTAATGAGGTGAATGGCACTGGTGGTAGCGCAGCAAAAAACTGACTGCCGCCGATGAGTTCTGGCACGAATTGGTGCTGAACGGAGTCGGCGGCCGCACGATTGCCGAAGCCAAGGAACGCATGACCTACCAGGAAGCGTTGGCATGGGGTCGATACATCGATAGATATGGATCGCTTCATACCGGTAGGCGGTTGGAGGCGAGTAGCGCAATGGTTGCGCTACAGACCCACCGTCTGGGCGGCGGTCTGGCGGAAGTGCTGGACTTTATGCCTCATGAGCAGCGTCAGGGGCTTTCTCTGGAACGCGCAATTCAGGAGTGGCAATAACCAGAAATTCATATGACCCGTTTCGGCGGGTTTTTTCATAGCCCGGAGAAACGCACATGGCAGTTACTTCCTCTGCAGGTTTGACGCCGAACCTCGACGGCCTTGAACAAGCCTGGACTCAGGCGTCACGTATCACCGAACAAAAGCTGCGTCAGATGCAAAAGCAGATCGAGGATGCCGCAAAGAAAATCGGCGTGACGCTGCATGCGTCGGCCAGTTCGATTGCGCAAGCGAACATCGCTACTTACGTCGACGTTCAGGAGCAAGTCAGTCAGCAAGTCAACTATTCAAACGACTTCGACAAGCTGCGGCGCGATGGCTCGCTGGCTGCCGCCCTCGTTGGAATGGGCTCACGAGAAAGTGATCGTGCGAAAGCGCTGAATGAAATCGACCAGAAATATGCAGTCTCGCGAAAAGCACTGGACACTCCTGTGTCTGGAGGTGTTGCGCCTCAAGACAGCGCCGACTACGGCAGTCGACTGTCGGCGCTAAAGTCCGAGCACGACTCAATGACTCTTCAGGTTCAAAGCAACTATGAGTCGATGACCGAGGCGCAGGGCAATTGGATCAACGGGGCCACCTCGGCCTGGGATGATTACCTGACCAGCTCCAACAATGTTGCAGCCAAATCCAAGGCAGTGTTTACCAACGCGTTCAACACCATGGGCGATGCGGTGTCGACATTTGCGCTGACAGGCAAGTTTTCGTTTTCCGATTTTGCCAAATCGGTGCTTGGAGACATGGCCAAGCTGGCCGCTCAAACAGCGATGTCCAAAGGTCTGAGTTCGTTGTTCGGTCTGGTCGGAACGGCGGCGACGTCGCTGTTTGGGGGGGGGAGCGCACCTGGGGTGACGACCGCCAGAGTAGGGGCGGACACCACCATCTTCAACCCGGCTTTATCGCTTGGGTCGGATTTCAGATACACCGGATTCGCCAAGGGTGGTGCCTTTACAAACGGTGTTGCCACGGGGCCGATCCTGGCGCCGATGGCCATGTTTGGCGAAGCCGGAGCAGAAGCCATCATGCCGCTCAGTCGAGGTTCCGATGGCTCCCTCGGCGTGCAGGTGCAGGGTGGCGCGTTGGGCGGTAATAGCCACCATCAAGTAGTCATCCAGCAAACAATCAATGTGGGTGACAGTTCAGGGGGGAGCGTAGCAGGCGACATGAACTCGCAAACCGTCGCCAAGGCCTACGCCGGTGCCGCCAAACTGGGTGCCGCCGAACAGATTGCTCGTGACCTTAAACCGGGTGGGCAGATCTGGTCCGCCATCAACGGCCGCTGAAGATCAGCGGCTGCAACCACTCACGCCCGGAGAAAACATGAGCACGGAAACGTTCAGATGGCTTCCAAAAGTAGAGCCTGTCGGCAATGTCGAGTTTCGCCTCAAGTCGGCGAAGTTTGGCGACGGCTACCAACAAGTGGCCGAAGACGGCATCAACAACAAAACACAATCCTGGTCGCTGACCTTCGTCGGTGACGAGGTGCGGATCAGATCCATTGTGCAGTTTCTTGATCGTCACGCCGGAGCCGCGCCTTTTTACTGGACGGCACCGTTGAGCGAGCCGGCCCTCTATCGCTGCAAAGGTTATCAACCGACTCCGATGGGAGCAGGTCTCTATACCTTGGTAGCCACCTTCGAGCAGGCATTTCACCCGTGAATCGGGATACGCCTGACGACAAAACCACCCTGCCTTGCGCGGGGTTTTCTTTGCCCGGAGATTTAAATGTCCATTACTGCAGATATCCAGGCGCTGGAACCGGGTGCCTGGGTCGAGCTGTTTGAGCTCGATGCTACCAGCCTCGGAGCCGAGTTATATCGCTTCCACGGTTATCCACAGCAAGCCTCGATTTTCTGGCAAGGCCGGGAGTATTCACCCTGGCCCATTCAGGCCGAAGGCTTTGAAATGACCGGGCAGGGCACACAACCGACTCCATCGCTTTCGGTTGGTAACGTCGGTGGTTTCATCACTGCTCTGGTGTTGTATTTCGATGATCTGGTCGGGGCGCGGCTGATCCGTCATCGCACGTTGGGCAAGTACCTCGATGGTCAGCCAGAAGCCGATCCCGAAGAAGAACTGCCGCCAGATGTCTGGTACATCGAGCGCAAGGTCAGTGAAGACAGTGAAGTTGTGAAGTTCGAACTCGCCAGTGCACTGGACTTCAACGGCGTACAACTGCCGCGTCGGCAAATCGTTGCCAATGTCTGCTGGTGGCTCAGTTGCGGCGGTTATCGAGGTCCGTACTGCGGCTACAACGGCGGCCCCGTGGCGGACGCCAATGACGTAATCGTCAGCGACGCGGCCAGGGACAAGTGTGGTGGACGCCTGAGCAGCTGCAAGCTGCGTTTTGGCGAAAACAATCCACTGCCCTACGGCTCGTTTCCGGCGGCGGGACTGATTCGGAGCTGATCATGAACAAGACCACACTGGCCGCCATCGAGCGTCATGCCATCACGCAGTATCCCGACGAATGCTGCGGTTTGCTGATTCGCGAGGGGCGCAGACAACGTTATGTGCCGTGCCGCAATACTGCGACGACGCCCAGTGAACACTTTCGTCTGGCACCACAAGACTACGCGGCGGCCGAGGAGTGCGGCGAGATCCTTGCCGTCGTTCACAGTCATCCGGATTATCCGGCGACGGCCAGCGAGGCAGACCGGGTTTCTTGTGAGGCCTCTGGATTGCCTTGGCACATTCTCGAAGTGCGCAAGGATGATGCGGGGCGGGTTTGCAAGGGTGAACTGGTCACCATCACACCCAGTGGATATCTGGCGCCCTTGATTGGCCGCGCATTCGTCCACGGGGTACATGATTGCCTGAGCATCATTCTCGACTATTACCGAAGGGAAATGGGTATCGAACTCGGTGACTATGACCGCGAGGACGGCTGGTGGGACAAAGGCGCAAATCTCTATCTGGAGAACCTGCCCGCTGCGGGTTTTGAACAGGTCAGCCAATTGCAGCAGGGCGATATCGTGCTGATGCAGATTCGTTCGCCGGTGCCTAACCATGCCGCCATTTATCTTGAAGATGGCGTACTCAAGACTGAGCCCGATCACTTCCCCGCGCCGGGTTCAATCCTGCATCACCTTTATGGGCGAGACAGCCGGCGCGATACCTATGGCGGATATTGGGCAGAAGT